CACCGAAGTGACTGAGGTCAACGCCTCTTGCTTTTCGTGGGGAGTTTTGGAATGCAAACTCCAGAGTTTGGAGTTGATATCGTGTCCGTACCGGGGAACCCGTGTGGACAGTGGTGGGACGTGCGGGGGTCGAACCCACGACAAACGGATTAAAAGACCACTGTCTTATTCAAATAAATCAATGACTTAACGTTTAATTTATTCCGCAATTGTCGGAATTTGATGGTCTGGGAAGCCAATAGATTCGCGGGTGTCGATATTTTTGCGGAACAACTTTCCGCCCTCTTCCCGCTACTCCCCGGCAGGCTCCAGACCCGCAGAAATCGCAGCACAGGCCAGCGCCGTGCGCCGGTCGATTGGGCTACGGCCGTCAAGCAGTTTTGCAAAGCTGGCGCGGTTGATGCCCAGAGCATCGGCGGCTTGCTGTTGCGTGTAGTTTTGGGTGGCCTGCCATACGCGGAGGGTGTCGGGGGTCATGGCTGCTCCGTTTTGGCAGCCAGGGTGCGGGCTGCGCTGCGCAGCGTCTCGCGTTCAGCGCGGCAAATGTCGGAGCAATAGCGCGTCCGCGCAGGCAGATCCTCCGGGACGATTCCTGCACATTGAAGGCACGTCCGGTGCGCTACAAATGTGACTCGTCTCGCCGTCATGCCCTCGACCATAGGCTCGCCGGACCGCCCCAATTTCCCAGCAACAAAATGAGCCCTCAACTCCGGGCGATTTACCCTCACCCACTCCGACAATTCGGGTGTTTTGTGCGTCACACCATCCGGAGTAGTGACCTCCCAGTGATAGCTGGCGGCGCCTTTGCGCATATGGCTACGACGCGCCATCAGCAAATTCATCGCGCCGATCTGCATCAGCCGGTGCGGCGTGGCCGCTGATTTTGCCGAGGTTTTGAATGTTCATGATGCTGGTCCTATCGGGATGCCAGATACCGGCTGGCCGGTGGCAGCTTGTTTGCTGCCATGGGTCTATTGTATAGCCCCTTTGGAGCTATTGCAAGTTATTTATGAAAATCTTCGCAAGATATTTCAGCCCCAATATCGTTCATTTTTTCGACAACTGCTTTCAGTTGTGCGGGCTCCAGCGTCAGACGAGATGCAATAAAAAACAGCATGTGCATGTTGATTTCGCGCGGCGAAGCGCCCCCGGTGTATTTGCGCCACTGCTGTCCACCGGCAACGCTGGCGAGCTCGGCCATGTCGTTTCCAGTGAGGCTCAGCGAGTCTTTGAGACGCTGCAGATCGGCAGTGGTGGGGGCGACGTAGGGGATCATTTGAAACAGCCCTCACGGGCTGTACTGGTTAGCTAAGAATCAACTTGGTAATCGCGGCGGCAGCGCCGGCCACCGTGGCGATGACAACGCCGGGATACCAGAGACGCTCACGAATCATCTTCGCGGCCTCAGCGTTGAGCTTGACAGTTTCAGCCATCAGCTTGCCGATTTCAGCTTCGATTTTGAGAATGTCCAAGGTCTTTTCCATGTTCTCTTCCTTTCGGGTTCGGGCTGCGCGGAATGCGCTACCACAGGGCTAATTATAGCCCCTTTGGAGCTATGTGCAACAACTATTTTCAGTTTATTTCGGCCAGCTCGCAATCAGCGAGGCGAGGTCGGAGGTTGCCCGGTCAGCAGTGTCTGCCAGCTCTGAATATTTTGCTGCGCAGTCAGCGAGTGCGATACCGGCGGCGTGACGGTCGAAACCTCCGGCAACGGTGGCGCTGCCGGGCACTGAATCGCCACGGGCGTCGGTGTCGCGGATAGCGACGCGCAGCCGGTCGAGAGCATTGCGAGCGCCAGCAGCATCGGCCATGAGAGATTTTTCACGAGTTTTTGCAGCATTGGATGCCTCGATTTGTTGATTGAGATTGGCCCGGGCGAGAGCGTCGGCAGCGGCCTGCGCGACGCGTGCGGCATCGGCGTATTGCGTTTTCGTTTGGGCAAGCTCTGCGCGCACTGTTGCCGTGGCGGCGCGCGCGTTGCTGACGCGAATCTGTTGCCCGCCAATGACCGCCAGCAGCGCGGAAAAGGCGAGCGCGACCCAAAATTTCAGGGATAGAAAAATGGTGGTCATAATTTGCGATCAATGGAAAATTCAGACTGAAAAACGGCCACGGTGCCGCAATCTACTTTGACGCGCATGTCCACCGCCTGCCCTGCCGATGCCGACACGACCGCCGCGACCTGGGCTTCGCTAGCGCCGTAGCCCATCGACTCAATGACACACCGAGACACCGGTACCGGCACGCCGCCGACGGCCACAGAAAACGCCGCGCGACAGTTGACCGCCGTCGGGCCGTACACATTGCCGGACATGCCGCCCCACGCCGCCGCCGCCGCGTCTGCATTGACGCCAATGTCTCCGATGCCACCGGCCGCGCCCGTGTTTGTCACAGCACCACCAGCTGATGCCGCCGCAAAATTCGTAACGTTGCCCATGTCAACAGTCGCGGACAACGTGGGCGGCACAGTGATAGATGAGGCGTTGGACGTGACCGCACCGGTGCCCGCCGTCAACGCCCGCCCAATGACAGTACAGCCTGCGCCTATGCTCACCGCGGCAGTGCCATCGCAAATCATTGTCGCGATGACTTGAGCGCCAGCAGCAAGGCCGATAGCACCCTGCCCGACAATAAACGCGTTGCAGGCCTGCGCACCGTTTAAAAGCGCCATCCTAATTGTTGGGTCCGTGTTGATCGCCGCGCCGCCGCGCAGCAAAAAAACAGCGTCTGGGTTGCCCTTGGCGTCGAGATAGAGCGGCCCAGACATTGCAATAGCCGCCGTCACGTCGTACACACCCGGCACCAGCGTCTCGCCCGCGCCGAATGTTGCAGCGTGTGTGCTGTTGGTGGACGGCAGCGCTTTGAGATACGCGACCACCGCCTGAATGTCGATTTTGTTTTGCGCCGCAACATTGGCCGGGCGTGTCTCGATAGCGCAATTTCCAAGCGCCTCATAACTGCCCGTTACCGACGCCGCAAGCGAAACTAGGGGCTGTGCCGCTACAGCAGCGGGTACCGTGATCGGCTGGCCGGTGGCAGACTGAAACGTCAGCGTGGTCACGCCTGGGTCGCCTTTTGGACCCGTCGCACCCGTTGCACCAGCAGCGCCGGTTAATCCAGTGGCACCCGTTGCGCCAGTGCTGCCAACCGCGCCAGTATTGCCGACCGGCCCCGCTGCCCCGGTTGTCCCGGTTGCGCCCATATTTCCGGTCACGCCAGTGGCCCCGACTGCACCCGTTGTACCCATAGCACCCGCGCCGCCGGTTTGTCCAGTCGCACCCGCAGTGCCGGTCGCACCCGTTGCGCCGGTTGCGCCAGCTTGTCCAGCGCCGCCCGCTGCCCCGGCTGCGCCAGTGCTGCCCATTTGTCCCGTTTGTCCAACGGCACCGGCAACGCCCGCAGGACCGGTAAGACCCGCCGCGCCTGGAGCGCCTACGCCGCCGGTCAAACCAGTCGACCCCTGCGCACCTACAGGCCCAGCCGGGCCGGTGGCAGCTGACCCGTTTGATGAACCGCTCGATGAACCCGAAGTTGCAGTGATCGCAACGGGCAAGATGAATTTGATAGGAATTGTCATGTCGGAAGCGTGATCGGGTTGACGATGGGAAATATCAGCGGCGACGTGTGCGCAATCACGCCCGTGCTGTCTGTCAATCGCAAGTCCAGCATGTGATTACCGACCAGCCATAGCGCCGTATCCACTGAAGCGGCGGACAGGGTGACGGGCGTCCAACCGATAGATGCGGGATCGCCCGCAGTAAGCGCAACGCCAAGGGTTGCACCGGCAGTGCCGATAAGCGCGTGCGTGTAGGCGTCACGAATCTGACACGTTGCCGTCGTCCAGTTGCCGACCGGCAGCAGCAACAACACGCCCAGATTGAGCGTGTCGCCAGCATCGAAAACGGGCAGAGTTTGGATCGTCATCTGCGCACCTCGTTGCCCCAAAATTGGGGCTCTGGAGCAACGCCGATTACGCCACCAGCAGCGATGTAAGCGGCGCTCAAAAACGCAACCGAGCGCGTCGCTTGGCCGTAGCCGTTACCGGGCAAGCTAGCCCAGATGTTTGAGCATCGACCGATTGCTTGCAACAAACTGCCAGCCTCGATCAGCGGCAATGCTCCGCGCTCTTTTATCAATTGAACCGCTATCGCATCTTGCGATTCAGGAAAAAAATCAGGCAGGTTCAACAGCGCGCCGTAATAGGCCCAATTTGAAATGAGGATCTGAAACTTGCCGGATGCCGTCGATTTCAAGCCGTTGCGATTGACGATTTTCGGTGGCCGATGAACAAACGGATGCGCGCTGTAATCGGTGAAAATCTCCGGTCCATCGATGCCGGTCACGATAACGTCGTAGCCGTGTGACTGTGTGAGGTGGCTCGTCGACGTGCCCTCGCTGACCCCGATCATGTCGAGGAAGGCTGCGCGATTTACGTTCATGACCGCTCCCCAGGTTCAACCTGGCCAGCGGCCGGCGCCGCCGTTTGATTGACCAACCGCAGTGCAATCGCAACGCCACAGACTATCGGCACGGCCCAGGCTGGTCTGATGTGCATCAGCGCCAGCACCGACGCGCGCTGATCGTCTGTCAACGTGAGCCACACCGGACCAGCGACCCCGACCATCACACCGAATTGAACGGAAAAAAGTCGGTAGGCCGCGCGCCATTCGACAATCAAGTAGGCGTCGAGTTTTTTGATGAGTGAATTCATTTGTCCACCTTTTGATTGAGTGACTGTTTGATTTCCTGCAGGGCCTCCATCACCGGCTTGAACATGTCTTGCATTCGGTCGTAGCGGACATATTCAGTACTGATCAAAATGTGCAGGTCAGACAGTTCCTTTTTTTGTTCGCGTGCCATGCCGTAAATCTCGCGGCAAAACCAGCCGAGACACGCGCACACGACGCCCAGGACCCAAAGAACGATTTGCGATATTTCCATTTATGCTTTCAGTGGGCGTAAAAAAACCCGCTGGTGCGGGATGACATGGAGGCTTGCGACGGGTCGATTAATTCGCACTGCGCGACGCCTCGTTCCAGGCGCCGTTTATGAACTCCAACCGAAGCACGCGCCCGGGGCCACCGGTGAAATTGCCAGCCAGCTTCAGGCTTGCGCCCCCGTCATAAACCGGCGCCAGTCCGGTGAACAGCAGGGTGACCTCGCGGCCCTCAAATCCCCCGCTGATGCTGCCGAACCCGCCATCGCCACTGACAATGAATTTTCTACCCGAGGCCGGCAGACTCAGCGGGTCAGCAGATGGCAACGTGCTCGACACAGCCCCCTTAACCGGCGAAACACCAGCGGCCCAATTACCGTAATCGTTGTTTTCAAGTACAAGGTAAGGAGAATTGGCTTTGTTCGAAATTGGCGAGCCGTATGGATTGATGTCGCGGAACCGAGACGAGAGCACAGAGACACGCGATGCAACATTATTAATCGTGACTCCCTGCGGGGAGTTTCGGGCGCTCGTCATGATTGTTACGTCACCACCATCGATCAAAATGCTATGGTCCCGATTAGCCCATTGATTTCCGCCGATGATTGATGTGTGACATATTGCGCTCGTATTGATATGAATGCCAATGTTCTGCGCAGCCGTTTGCGGCAAGCAAATGCGCGTATCTTCGCAATCGCCTAATATTTCGATGCCAATTGAGTTATCAAGCAGTTGCGTGCCATCGTGAGAGGGACTTAGGAGCGTCATACTGTTGCAATTGACGATCAAATGCCCGCGCTGATACGCGTAACTGAAATTGTTGGTGCTCTTCCCCCAATCTCCCAGGTCATGGAAATGGTATGCATTTCCGCTCCGCTCAAGGGTGGCGTGATTGCCGCCCGAGGCGATGGTTGCAAACGGCCATGCATGGTTGTCGTGGACGTGCGCAACGTCGGCACAATTGACAATTTCTATGCCGTTTGTGTTGTCATGCCAGACGTTGTAAATGCGTGGGCGTTGATAGCCGTTGGAGTAATAAAACTTTCCGAATCCCAACACCATCGAGTTAATGACAAATGCGTCATCACCCCCGCCCTCAATTGCATTTCCTGCGAACGCAGAACTGTCGGCGGCGGGAAAAACCATGCCTTTTCGATAGATGAGGCACCCAGCCAGCCCTGCACCGCCGCGCAAAACAATACGGTTCTGCGAGTTAACTCTGAACGCTATCATCGTTCCGTAGGGGGCTGTGTTGTTGTCCATAGGGGAGCCCACAAGCGTATGCGGACCCTTGACCGTCACGTTTGATTGCACGTACAAATCGGCGTCAATGTCTGCGCTTATCGTCTGATGGACCGTGCCGCCACCACGACTAGATACAGCGTCGACAGCGCGCTGCCACATACTGACTGGCGTTGTACCGGCCAAGTAAAAATCAACGTCATCGACATGATTGCGCAATTTGGCAGCCACAGTCGTCGCGCCAGCATTGAGGTCCATCTGAGCAAAACCCACCATCGCAGCCGCACCAGGCGCGGCAAGGTCCAGTACGGTCACGCCTTGAATCACGCGCCATTGCGACGCATCGAACGCGGCCCCGGTCGTGAACGGCAGCTTGTCGGCAATGGGCGCGTACGTGACGCCGTTGTATGTCACGGTCTGGTTTGACGTGTTCATCCTCAAGCCAGCGGCATAGACCACGGGCGGCATGTAACCCAGCGCCGCAAGCCGTGCAGCAGCATCGGCAGAGATACCGGCGAACAACCCGGCGACGGTCTTTTTCGTATTGCCGCGTCGGTCGGTTGCGGTGTATTGCGGCGACATGGCAATGTCCGCTAAGTGCGTGACATCGATCTGGGCATTGTCAAGATCGGCGACGGTGATAGCTGTCATCGGAGTTCTTTCGGGCGTAAAAAAAGCACCTCATGGGTGCTGGAAGCGGACATAAAAAAAGCACCTCGAAAGGTGCTTGGCGGTGGCGTGAAAACGGGTTAACGGTGGGCGGAAATCACAGCGGTCTTGTCCGGTATGGCGGCATAGTCGGCAGCGTAGTAATCGGCGCTGTAGTTAATCGCCTTGATCGTGGCGTACTGGCCATCACTGATGTCCAACTCCTGCACCATGTACGCCATCGCATCGCGTGCCGAGTCAGCGGCAAAGCTGAAAATGGTGCGGATGCCATCGGCACCGAAAGCCGTGACGATGGCCTCACTGGGCAGGCTTTGCAGCACCACGCTACGCGCGTCTGCACCGGCAGTTACCGGGATGCTCTGCAACGATCCATCGCGCCGCATGAGCACTATCGAGTGGCTTGCGCCGGCCACAAACGCCACGGGTTGACTGAGCACAAGGGTCATGCCGCTCTGCCCCACAACTTCGCCATCGCAACTTTGGAACCGCGTGTTGTCGACCACGTCGATGCGGCTGTTGGGCAGCAACGAACGGGCATCGAGCGTGGTCGTGGTTTCGATGCTGATGCGCTGGCCAATCAGTTTTCGATACTCACGGCTAGCCCTGAGCCAGGCCTGCGGGTAGCTGCGAATGCCGGCGATCTCGAACTTTTTCAGCTTGCTGAAACTGCCATCGAGCGGCAGTTTGATGGTCTCGCTTTGCTGGCTGTCCGGGTCGGAATAAACGAACTCGATGCCGTCATATTCAGAATCCGACGCAAACTTACGCGTGATGGTTTCCGCGTTGGGTTTTTTGTTGCGGTGCGTGAACAGTGCGGTGCTGACGGGCTGCGCCCGGTCCAGTGCGAGGCGGATTTTCCCGTTCTGCCGGTACGCAATGCAGAACCCGGCATTGGCGATCGTGATGATGGTTTCTTCGAAACTGATGTTGTCGCTGTCGAATGTGAAATTGAACTGTCCGCACTCAGGGCTCCACGCGTCGAGCAGTTGCTGCACAGCCCAAATTTGCGGCATGTCCACTTCGGTCGCCAGATCGCGCGCACCGATCTTCGGGTCTGCAGAGGTGGCTGCGATGATGTCGACCAGCCGCGAAGTGGCCGCGATGGTGCCGCTCACAAGCAAGCCGGTCGCATCGAATGCGCCGCTGAATCCGGCGCCGTCGTACAGCGGCAACTTGCGCGATGCGATGCAGTTGATCTGCCTCGACTTGACGGCCGTGGCGCGCGCCGTAGCTTGCGTGATGGTGTGGATGGTGGTCAGGTTGCCGAAGTTGCGCGTGGTGACTGGCGTGACGCTGTACAGGTCTGCCCACTTGATTTCATCCTGCACGGTTCCTTTGAAGCCGTAGTCGTAGTCGGTGATGCGCACGAGGCGAATGCGGGACGGACCGGTCCAGCCGGTGACGTGCTCGACAGTGTCGGCGCGCTCATCGCTCACACGGCCATGCAGCGAACCGCCGACTGACTCGACGCGGCCCGTGGGTGCGAGCAGTGCCGTGAGCTGCTCAATTTGCACCGTGAAATTCACGGCCGCGTCGGACTTGCCGCCGGAGTCTTTGAACATGCCGTTGGGTGCGGTGACGTTGCACCAGACCTCTGTGCGGTCGACGCCGGGCAGCGTGACCCAGGCGGTGTAATTGTCTTTGCCGACGATCTGCACGGTGGAATAAATGGGTGATGTCGCCATGCTGATCTCCTATGCGCCGCCTGCCGGCTCTGGCGTCGGCGGTGGCTGGGATGCCTTGTTGTCTGCGGCCATCGTGATGGGCCAGTTGGCGTTGGAGACCGTCACCGTGCCGTCATCAACGGCGGCAACGACATAGCGTCCGCTGTAGTTGTAGCTGTCGTAACTGGGCGGGACTGCGGGCGTGCCGGCGGCATCGTCGGCGGGCTGGCCGGGATTGGTCATGACGAGGTAGTCCGGCATGACCACGTCAATCGAATCGCCCGCTGTGCAGACGGCATTGAAATTCGGATGCTTGACCGTCTGCGCTATGACCCCGTTCCCGCCGCTGGGGGTGTAGCTGTACTGTGTGTTGGCTGTCGCCAGCTGCACCTGGTTCATGGCCTTGAGCGTGATGCCGTCGACCTCGATGGCGCGGCGCGCGGTCAGCACTTTGTCGATGACGGCCGGGCCTAATTGCACGTCTGGCGCGTCGCCGCTGTTCGGGCTGGTGAAAGGTCGATAAACCGCCGCCGATGCGCCGGGTATGTCTGATATGAGCGTATCGCCGTCGCTCAGTTCGGCCAAGTCGTGGTAGCCACGGCCCACGCAGTAATAGCCGTACTCATATTTCTGATTGTTGATGTATTTGTTGTACGTCGGCATCATGAGGCTGGGGATGCTTTTGACGGTACCGTAAATGTCTTCGATACGCTGCAGTAGGCGCACTTGGTTCTCACGGGCACTGAGTGCGTTGTTAGGGCTCTGCTGGGTACGGTTGACATTGCCCGGCATAGATGGCTTAGGCATCAAAACGATGGCGGCCACCGCCACGATGACCATGACGATCAGGATAATGGTTTCTATCCCGCCCGGGCTCTGCAGGACAACATATTCAGGTTGATCGCACGCGAGGATAGCGGCCGCATCATGGCTTATCTCAGTATCGGCGCTAGGCTCGCCAGCGAAGACCTGAGCCTTGACAGCCGGCGCATCACCGTAGTACTCCAACAGCCATTCCGCAAGGCTTTCGACATGGAACACACGGGGCGCAACGACAGCAAATGGGTGGTCGTACAGCCGTATGCAAATCATGACTTGGCCCAAAAGTGCACCAGCTCGTAAGCGTCACGGATTACCGTCAGCTCTTCATACATCGTGATGCCAGGCATAGCGTGCAACACACGGTCTTCGAAATAAATGCCGCAGTGATGCACACCCATGCGCTCGGTTTTACCGAGCAACACAATGCACAGATCGGCCGGCACTGCTACCTGCGAATAACCATGCGGGCTTTTGTAAAGGGCAAGCCGGAAGGCGCCGGCCATTTCCCGCACACTGCGATTGACTGTTTTGTAATCGATAGGGACGGACCCGCCTTCGGTAGTCACCACGTCAGCCACTAATTCCCAGCATGGCTGCGGACCATACTGTTTAGCCATGTAG